ATGGATCAGGTACCATATTGCCGGTTTCTAAATCGAATAAAGTGGTGACGCTGGCTGGTCTTCCATGCCCAGCCAACGCCTCCGTCTCCTTCGTATGCGCGCTTTTCAGCTCCACTTGTCGAATTACTTTCGCATTTTTCCAGTCTTCATAAGCCTGGCGTCTTTCATTATTATGTATACGGTATTCGTTTTTGGTGTAGAATACATCAACCTCATGCTGATTATGCACATCGGATTTGCATTCATAACATTCACACCAAACACCCTCAACAGTCTCCATTTGTTGACTGAAGGGGTTAAACCATTCCCCGTAATCAATGTAAGCCACATTTATTCGAGTTGGTGTCGTCTACTTAAAGATGCCCGACACTCCCAATTACTACATTTCAAGAATTGCACTGTAGCTCTTGTTTCAGTAATATGTTCGCAACGCTTACATTTATATTTTCTAATACTCATTTTATCTTGACACAAAGCTTACGCTTAAAGTCATACCTAAAACCTTTCTTACATTTTGGTTTACCGTTGGCCCAAAATGGCTTAGACGTCTGCCCGGATGAAACCGGTCTTGAAGGTTTATTGTTGCCACGTAGCGTCTTCGGTTTTACTGGGGACATCAAAATGCCCGACTTCTCATCCTGACTACGTGACTCTGAATATATATCTCTAACAGACATATCTAATGCAAAATCGCCCTGGATAATACCACGAACGATCTTAACAGTTTTTCGTGTTAGGCTAAAAACCCTAAACGTACTCAAAACAATTCCCCCAGGGCTAATAGAGTCAACCCATTAAGACCGAAAAAAGGGGTCCCCTTTGTTGGGCTAAATATCAGCATCTTCCCGAAGATGCTAACGCCCAAGTCGGCCGCGTAAACGGGGCCCACATTTTTCTTGTAATCAAAAGACAACACAGGGTTATAATATTCCATATTACTAAACACCCATTATTAAAAGGATTGAGGATTTATTCCAACCAAGTGAAACACCCACAATCAAAAGTAATATTCTCCAAAACTTATCGGGTATTACTATATCAGTTTCTAAATCTAACTTCATGCCATGTCCTTACAAAGAACTTTTGCTACTACATTAATTTGAATCGCACCAGCAGACATTGCTGCCGTACTATATATCGCCATTAATCCAGCAGGTAAAAACACACGTGCTTTTCGCACAGATTCAGTAGAATTCTGAATAACTGTAGCTTGAACTAACATCTTAGTAGAATCACCCCGATCATCTACATCATACGGAGGTAATTCTAGCTCCTGGTCTTTGGCTATGTCGCCAACTTCACCAGAAACTACAGATTGAGACTTCAACATAGCAAACGGATTATTTAATCCAACTATTGATGTATCAGTCGTTGCATCTGGAACTTGTTCCATTCTATCAATATTATACGCGTTAACTAAACCAATGGTACTCCAAGATTTGATTCCACCAACATCATCTTGTTGAACATTGTCACCACAGATAGCTAATGTATACGTATCTGCTAATGGAAGAGCATCATGATCTTCCAATGGTGTATTATCCCAAGAAGGGGATGATGCCAAAGTCGTATATGACCATTCTCCTCCGACAAGGGTATAGGGACTACCGTCTGTATTAAAAGTAAAAGGATCTTTATACACGGTATCACTAACCATACCTGTAGATAAATGTAAACGCAAGGTTTGACCATATTTACCTTGCTCACTAGCTGTAACACCAGCATCCCTAAACATTTGTTCTCTTAAAAAATGAGTTTTACGAATAGCATTTCTTACTTTCCAAGTATTAGGGGCCGCCAGCATACTAACTGTCGACGGACCAGTTGCAGCTACACTTACATCAGCAATGTAGCCCATCAGATGACCATCACGATCTGTGACTTCTTCGTTCTTAGCATTAATTCTTGCTAAATCTCTCGCGATATTATAATAATTCAATCCGGCGGTAACTCCACCATAGGATATGTGTCCTTCCATATCTCGTATACGAGAGGCTTACCCTGTATTAATGTAATAGTCATATTTCCTGATATTCTCCGCAGCAGCTACATTTTCCAACTGTAGCACCTTCAGCAAAAGATACAATCATTCTTGAATCACAGACGCGGCATAAATCATCCATATAACAGGGTAAGGCTTGTTAGTTATGAACATACCGGCCCATATCACCGGCTTCCCTAATGATTTGTAATCATCCTTCCCGTCTTCGCATTTCGTCTCCTTCGGAGCGTTGCTCGACGTTCCCAACAAGAGGCCATTGGTTTTTAATCCTCTTGTATAGATGCTCGCCAGAGTGTTTCCCATCTAACGGCACCAACAATAGATGGATCAGGTACCATATTGCCGGTTTCTAAATCGAATAAAGTGGTGACGCTGGCTGGTCTTCCATGCCCAGCCAACGCCTCCGTCTCCTTCGTATGCG